ATATTTCAGGGTGATTTTATTGGTTTCGGTGGTGACAGTGAGTATACACCAAACACCATAACTTACAAATTCCCTAACATCGTAACCGAGGAGATTATCATTGCTCCGCATACACTTTACACTGCCGAATCCGACCTTCGGGATGCAATCGCACGTCCCCTAGATTTCGTCATCACTGATACTCCCTACTGTAAGTTCGTTAAGAGTGATGCTTACATTTATTCCGGTTGGTATGATCGACTGGGTGAAGAGTTTGAGTTATCTCCCGTTGTCAATATGATTGAAGAACTGATGCAAACCGTTGAGTTCGTGACTGATAAGGAAGCAGCACAAATTAAGAAGAATGTGAATCGTTCTATCCGTGAGGGTTATGCACTCACCAACGACGATTTCCTAGGCAATGAGTTGCTCATGCGTCTCTATGGGTTGATGATAGTTTTGAAGGATGATCTTCGTTCTCAGTGTCGTCAACTCAACGGTCCCGAAGCATACCTCAACGGTGAAAGAATCTCTGGTGAGGGTTATGTTATGAGCAATGAGTTCGGTACATTTAAGTTGATCAATCGTCGGTCCTTCAGTGTTGCTAACTTCACGAACAATAAGTATGCATCAGTCTGCTAAGTTCATTCGTTCGTGATAACAGCAGTTGGGGGGTATATGCCCCCCTTATGTGTTGCCCGCCGTGCCCCGATGCCCGTATATAAAATCGACGGGTCCCTCTAAGCTATAAACGACCCAGATCGACTTCTCTATTTCTCTTTCATAAAAAAATTTTTTCATATATAAAAAATGACATGAGGATTAAAAAATATGCAAAAAAATCCGCAGGAAAATTTTACAACCATAGAGATCGACCCAGTATCGGGTGAGCATTATGTAACAATCCCTGAGTGGATTTGTGATGAGAAGGGGTGGTATGAGGGAACAGAAGTAAACATCGAGGTTGAAAACGATTGTATTATTATTAGGGATGTTGACTGATTATAGATAGAGTGTTATGATACTGACGTAGTTACTTACAGTTATGGCTAAAGGATTTACCGTAAAAGCAAAGACACCCAAACCATCAGAGAGCTCACAAGAGTGGGACTATGATTTGGCAAAAGAAATGATTAAAGGCAAGGCCATTGTATTTTGCCTACCCGGTAGAGGAGTTTCTTATACATATCTCAAAAATTTTGTACAACTTTGTTTTGATTTAGTGCAGTCAGGAGCAAGTATCCAGATCTCGCAGGATTACTCCTCCATGGTTAACTTTGCAAGATGCAAGTGTCTTGGAGCAAATGTACTGCGTGGACCGGATCAGATTCCCTGGGATGGCAAGTTACAGTATGATTATCAGTTGTGGATTGATAGTGATATTGTGTTTAATACTGAGAAGTTCTATCAATTGATTTTGATGGACAAGGATATTGCAAGTGGATGGTATTGTACCGAAGACGGTCGTACCACGAGTGTTGCACACTGGATGGAAGAAGATGATTTCCGTAATAATGGTGGAGTCATGAATCATGAAACACTTGAGAGTATCTCAAAGCGTCGCAAACCATTCACCGTGGACTATGCAGGTTTCGGATGGTTACTGATTAAGAACGGAGTCTTTGAGCACTCTGAAATGAAGTATCCATGGTTTGCACCAAAGATGCAAGTCTTTGAGTCTGGAGAGGTACAGGATATGTGTGGAGAGGATGTAAGTTTCTGTCTCGATGCAATCTCAGCAGGTTTTGAGATCTGGTGTGATCCTCGTATCAGAGTCGGTCACGAGAAGACAAGAGTGATCTGATGAATAGGACAAAATATACAATTCTCCATCAGGGTAAGATTCTTTTCAAGGACTTGATGGAAAGAGAATATTTTGATATAATGGAGGACCTTTCGATAGAGTTCTATCAGAAGGGTTCTCCAAGACCTCAAGATCTTGAAACTAAGATCACTAAACTCTAATGGTAAAAACTCGCAAAAATTCTTTTAAGGTTGATAAACGAACACTCAAAGGGTGGAGTAGAACTCATCAACAAAGACTCGGAGATCGAAAAAGAAGAAAGCAGTCATTATGGTCTAAGTTTTGTGAATTTTGTGGTATAATTGGACTTGGTTTTATTCTCACTACAATTTTTAGGTAATTAGGAGTTATTATGGCAGTTCGTTCAAAAGTTGGTTTGGTCAAAGACGGTTTTATGCCTGGGAAGCCAAAAAAATCTCGTCAGGGCTCGGGTAAAAACACTAAGTATGCAGCAACTTCTCGCAATAACAAAAAGAAAATGTATCGTGGTCAAGGACGATAATACATACTTATAGTAATATAAAGTTACCATGGCATGTTTGATTGCTAATCTGCCTTCAATGGAAGTATGGGTTCGTAAGGAATATCTAACAGATCATCAAAGTGGACATGGAGAATTCGTCAAGGGCGTCTGGGTATCGGTTAAATCGATTCCTGGACGTGCTTTTTATTTTGAGACGTATTTACCAGAGTATGCAGCAATGTACGATAAATTGCCCATCAGTGCCTTTGTATCGGATCCTGAGACCCCTTCACCTGATATGAGTCTACCAAACCTACAGTTTTGGAATTGCATGGATTATGGAGTCGTTTCTGTAGATAAGAAATTTATTGGTTCAATGGACTTTGAGTGCTATACAAGGGACCACGGCATCGTAAAAGGCACTTATATCTGCACAATTGACAACTATCACCACGATCCTGATTATGTTGATTGGGCAACTAGTGAGAATCCTGCCGAACACAAGTCTCATAACCTCATTGAACTTGAAAATGGGCAGTATGCACTGTATCCAAACAACAGATTGCGTATTTTTGACAATAGTTTGACTCCTGTTGACCCAAAAATGCCCGATTTTAAGGTTTCGACTCAGTATTATCAGGTTGAGAACGGAAATGATCGACTTGGAATGGGTCGTGAGGACGAATATTTCTGGAAAACTGCCAAAGAAAGGGATATTGTACAAGAATTGGATGAACACTTAGGTGTAAATGAGGAAAATAAATAAAAATAGGGATAGCAACCCCTCAAAAAGTTCTGATTTTACTAATCAGGAGCAAAAATGGGCAATTCACCCGTCGATAGAAACATAGATTTTATGAAATCCATGTGGGGAACAACAAGTTTAACATCAGATTACTGGTCATTGCCAAAACAAACGAATGATCCCGAAGAATTAGTACTTCGGGAAGTCATGCACGATCGTCCAAAACGACATGATTTAAAAAAACAGGCAGAATTGCACAAAAAAATTCGTAATGATGAAGATTATGATGATTGGGAATATGGAACCGAACCAATTTACGGATAAGGGTATAAATAAAGTCAGAAAACTCTAGTCCAAATGGCACCTCAGAGGATATCAAGAGCATTTAAAGACATTAGTTTGTCTTTTGAACCACATCCTATTACTAAAGATTTGGCTGTTCTCAAAAATGAGGCAGCCATTCGTAGATCATTGCGAAATATTGTACAAACAATTCCAACTGAAAAGTTTTTTAACTCTTTATTAGGTACAGATATAAGAGGAAGTCTTTTTGAATTTGTTGATTTTGGTACTGCATCCGTAATTCAGGATCAAATTCAAATATCAATTGAAAATTTTGAACCAAGAGTAGAAAACTTACAAGTAGAAGTTTTTCCAAGACCAGATCAAAATGAATTTGAAGTTAATGTAATTTTTGATATTGTTGGTCAAGAGTTTCCGACACAAGAATATTCATTTCTCTTAGAGGCAACAAGATAATATGCCTTTTACAAAGTTTACCAATCTAGATTTTGATCAGATAAAAGAATCAATTAAAGATTATCTTCGTGCAAATTCAGATTTTACTGGATTTGACTTCGAAGGATCTAATTTTTCTGTATTAATTGATACTCTAGCATACAATACTTATATTACAGCATTTAACTCGAATATGATTGTGAACGAATCCTTTTTGGATTCTGCAACACTTCGTGAGAATGTGGTTTCCCTTGCAAGAAATATTGGATATCTTCCAAGATCAAGAACTGCAGCAAAAGCAAAAATATCATTTGATGTTCATACCAATAACAATACAATCAATAGAATGACCCTTAAGAAGGGTCTAGTATGTGTTGGTAGTCAAGGAGATACTTCCTATACATTTTCAATTGTAGAGGATATTGAGAGGGTTACAGAGGACTCTGACGAGGTGATTAATGGTAAGAAATCATCTTTTAATGATATAGAGATATATCAAGGAACATTTTTAAGGAAAAAATTTACTGTTAGTTCATCATTAGATCAAAAGTTTGTTTTAAACAATCCTTTTATTGACACATCAACTATAAAAGTTTATGTAAAGGATGGAGGGGACGCAGAAAACATATTAGGAACCGAATATAAGTTTATTGACAATATTTCAGATGTAGACTCCTCTTCTTTAATATTCTTATTACAAGAAGTTCAGGATGAAAAATATGAACTACTATTTGGCGATGGAATTATTGGAAAGAAATTAGAAAATGATCAGGTCATAACAGTAGAATACTTAGTTACTGATGGTGTAGATGGTAATGGTCCAGAAGTATTTTCATTTTCTGGAGTCATCCTCGATGATGGAGGAATAAACCCAAACCCAATCACAACTGCGGTTCCTGTCACAGTAGAAACTGTTTCTTCGGCAAAGAATGGTTCTGAAATTGAATCGATAGAATCGATCAAATACTATGCACCAAAAATATATTCTAGTCAAAATAGAGCAGTAACTGGTAGAGATTATGAATCTATTGTAAGGAGAATATATCCAGATACCGAGTCAGTTTCTGTTGTGGGTGGAGAAGAATTAGATCCACCACAATTTGGAACTGTTCAAATTTCAATCAAACCTAAAAACGGAGATTTTGTCTCAGATTTTAATAAAACAAGAATACTTTCACAATTAAAACAATATTCTGTTTCCGGAATTAATCAGAAAATAGTTGATCTGAAAGTTCTATATGTAGAATTAAATTCGTTTGTCTATTATGATGACTCTAAAGTTTCGACAGCAGATTCATTGAAATCGAAAGTTTCAAATTCTATTAGTACATATTCTAATAGTGTAGATGTGAATAAATTTGGAGGAAGATTTAAATATAGTAAAATGTTGAGATTAATTGATAATGTAGATACTGCTATTACTTCCAACATTACTAGAGTTACAATTAGAAGAAATTTAGTTGCACTTATAAATCAACCTGCCCAATATGAATTATGCTTCGGAAATCAGTTTCATGTAAATTCTGAGGGATTCAATATTAAATCAACGGCATTTAAAATTTCTGGAGAATCCAGTACAGTATATTTGACAGATATTCCAAATTCAGATCGAAAAACTGGAATATTGTCATTAGTAACGAATGTAAAGGACACTGAGGGTTCTATAAGAATTATCTCGGAAAATGCAGGTTCTGTTGACTATGTTAAGGGAGAAATTACTTTAAATACCTTAAATATTGTATCGACATTAAGACCCAATAATGTTATAGAAATACAAGCGTTTCCAGAGTCTAATGATGTTGTGGGTTTAAGAGACCTTTATCTTCAATTAGACACTTCCAAAACTAAAATAAATATGTTAAAAGATGTGATTTCTTCTGGTGATGAAATATCTGGAACAGTATTTAATAGGGATTACTACACATCAAGTTATTCAAACGGAAGTTTAATCAGAGAGTAATATGATACATACTGGATTTGAATCTAGAGTAAAAGTACAAGATATTTTAATTAATCAACTGCCAGATTTTATCATGGCAGAGAGTCCAAAGACTCTTGATTTTCTTAAGCAATATTATATTTCTCAAGAATTTCAAGGTGCTCCGACAAATATTGTTGAAAATTTAGATCAATATTTAAAATTAGATAATTTAACTCCAGATGTAATTGTCGGATCTACCGAATTGTCATTTGATATTGAATCCGATTCTTCAGTAATATATGTTTCCAGCACCAGTGGATTTCCAGAAAAATATGGTTTATTGAAAATTGATGATGAGATTATTACATACACTGGAAAAGATGATTTATCTTTTACTGGATGTGTTCGTGGATTCTCGGGGATTACTAGTTATCATGCAGAATTAGATGAAGAAGAGTTAGTATTCTCCTCTTCAACTGCTAGTTCTCATAGTGGAGGTGTCAGTGTTGAAAACTTAAGTTCATTATTTCTCAAAGAGTTTTATAGAAAACTAAAATATACTTTTGCTCCAGGATTTGAAGAAAGGCAATTTGTATCTGATCTAGATGCAGGGAATTTTATAAAACAGGCTAAAAATTTCTATGAGTCAAAGGGAACAGAAAATTCTTTCGAAATTTTGTTCAGAATTTTATTTGGAGAAGATCCGAAAGTCATCAACTTAGAAGAAAGACTTTTAAAACCATCTTCTGCAGAATTTATTAGACGTGAGATTGTTATTGCAGAGGCAATAACTGGAAATCCTTTAAATCTTATTGGTCAAACAATATTTAAGAGTGATGATGCGGATACGAATGCCTCAATATCAGAGGTAGATATCTTTACAAGAAAAGGAGTAGAATATTATAAGTTAGCACTATTTGTTGGATATTCTGAGTCAAGTGCAATTCAAGGAACATTTGAAATTACACCTAATACAAAAAGTTTTGATGAGGTGACTCCTGGATCTACTGTAATTACAGTAGACTCTACAATTGGATTCAGTGAAAGTGGAACTATTCAATCTGGAAATAATGTAATCACATATACTGAGAAAAATATTAATCAATTTTTAGGTTGTAATGGAATATCCGAAACGATTAATAAAACTGATAATATCTTTTCTCAGGAAAAAATTTATTTTGGATATGAGAATGGAGAAACAGATAAACTAGTTCAGTTGAGATTGACTGGTATTATTTCAGATTTTAAACAAAAATCAAGTTCTGTTTTTGCATCTGAAGGTCAAATTTTAACTGTAAGAAATATTGGAGATAAAATAGAAAATTTTGGTCCTGGTGAAGAAAAAACTTACAAGCAAATATTTGCAAACTCATGGATTTATAATTCAAGTTCTTCAATAGAAATTGATTCTTTCTCAGGATCTACTATAACTCTGAAAAAATCGGTAGATAGATCACAACTAAAAAAAGGAGATCAAGTTGAAATAATTGATAGATCAACTAATAGTGTTGTATATCCAACAACGGATGATATTCCTTATGTAAAACAATCAATATCTTTCGGATCAAAAACTGTTATCCTTGAAAATTTTTCTTTTATTCCAGGAGCAAACACATTATATTCCTTAAGAAGAAGAATCAATAAATCCAACAGTGAATATACAGAATTTAAGTATGGTAATGATACCATAATTTCTGATATTCAGAATTTGTATAGTGATGGTGATTTTGCATATGTTGCATCAAATTCTCTTCCCTCTGCTGGAGTTGCGTATACAGATTTCACTCACAACATTAAAATTTCTCTAAATGAATCGATTTTAAATCTTGATCCCAATTCACCTGCAGGACAACTTACAGATTTTGATGTTGATGGATTTACTACTATTTCTTTTGACAAAGATGTAGATTTTGTTACTGGAGACAGAATTTATTATCAACCAACTCAAAATGAAACCTTAGGAGGATTGGAAGTTGGATTTTATTATGTTGAAGTTTTGGCAAATCGCAAAAATATAAAATTATATTCAGCATCTTCTTCTGTTGGCAAATCTTCTAATGTTTTGAAGATATCCAATCCATTGACAGAATTGTCATCTCACATATTTACAATAGATTCTCAAAATAATAGATTATTAAATTCTCAAAATATTTTAAAGAAGTTCCCATTGTATCAAAATATTGAAAATGGAACCAATGAAGATACTTTGCCAGGATCGACTGGAATGTTGATAAATGGTGTTGAAATTTTAAATTATAAAACAACTGATATAATTTACTATGGACCTATTGATAGTGTATCAGTCCTAAACAGTGGAAGTGGATATGATGTCATAAATCCTCCACAAATAGAAATATCTTCTGGATTGGGTAGTACTGCTTTAGTAAACCCAATTTTGAGTGGGACAATAACTGAAATATTTGTAGATCAACAAGAATTTGACATTGATGAAGTTTTATCAGTAAATGTATCTGGTGGTAATGTATCTGGAGGAAAATTTGAGCCTATTGTAACAACAAGAAAAAGAGAAATTCTTTTTGATGCTAGATCTACAAGTAATGGTGGAGGAATAAGTACAACAACTTCACAGTTAACTTTCCTAAAAAATCATAATTTATCTGATGGTGATGAAGTATTTTATAATAATAATGACAATCCAAATGTAAGTATAGGAATTGGATTGTCTTCATTGACTAATCAATCTTCATATTTCATTGCGGTAGATAATAATACCACTATCAGATTGTTTGATTCATATGATAATTATCTGGTTAATAATCCAATTTCATTTGCAACGACTAGTCTTAGTGGAACTCATAAGTTTACCACAGGAAATTTCAGAAAAACTGTTTCTGAAATTAAAGTTGTTGATGGAGGATCCTTAACTAATAGAGAACTTTATGTAAAATCGTCAGGAATATCTACGACAAATAATTTAGTTAATTTCAAAAATCATGGATTTAAGAGTGGTGAACTTGTAGAGTATGCTGGAGCTCAAGATTCATCTCAACAAATAAAAGTAGGTGGAATTGCAGGAAAATTCTTTAACGGAACTTCTTGGAGATCTGTTATATCAACAGGTAATATAGGAACAATACCTCTTACTACTGATAATGATAGTAGTAATGTGACGGGATCTGCTGGAATGCCGGATGCCTCTTATAGATTTGGTGTAAAGGTATGGCCCTATATTGATTTTGGTCCTAGCATAGGAAATAATTATGGTTGGATTGGAATAGGATATTTCATACCACCAGTATCAGGTACTTATCGATTTAGTACTAGATCTGATGATGGAAGTGGTGTTTGGATAGGTGATCTTGCTCTTGAGGGTGCAACTAGGACAAAAGCAAATGCCGTAGTTGATAATGGAATGGGAACTGGTCACGGTGCTGTTACTGTGACTGGTGATATTGCCTTAACTGCTGGAGTCATCTATCCAATCAGAATTGTTCATGAAGAAGGTGGTGGCGGTGATGAGATGGACTTCAAGTGGAGAGTGGAGGGTGGAACTGGTAGTGAGCCAGGACTTAATGGTACTTTCACTACTGATTTAACAAAATATTTTTATTATGGTGCCACTTCTTCTGGAACTGTAACTGGAGATTTTGGTGGAACACTGCCTATTATAGGAATATCCACGACCAATTTGTATTATGCTTTAAAAATTGACGATGATTCTTTTAGGTTATGTGATGCTGGTATAGGTGGAACTATAACAGAAAATTTAAATCAAGAGAAGTTTATTAAATTTTCAGATACTGGAAATGGATATCAAGTATTCAAATATCCAGATATAACTGTTACTTTAGAATATACGTCAACCGGAATTGGAACAACACAATCGAATAGTATAAATTTAACTCCCGTAGTTAAAGGAGAAATAGTAGATTTATCTCTTTATGAAACTGGAACTGGGTATGGATCTTCTATTATAAATGAAGAAAGATTGCCACAATTTACTATAAAAAATGGTAAAGAAGCACAAGTAGAACCAATAATCATTAATGGATCAATTACTGATGTCAATCTTCAGTTTGGTGGATTTGAATATTTCTCTGTACCAAATTTGGAAATTAGAGATCCAAGTGGAAAGGGGACTGGAGCAAAACTAAGAGCCATTGTTTCCAATGGTGAATTGTCGGATGTTAAGATTATAAATCCCGGAATAGGATATTCGACATCAAGTACCATTAATGTAGTTTCTAGTGGATCAAATGCACAATTCACTTCATCAGTAAGAAAACTTTATGTAAATAATGTAGAAAAAACACAACCAAATCCCCAATATCAAACCTTTGAAAATAGAGGGGAAAATGTTCAATATTTTATTTCGGGATACAGTGATAATATAAGAAAAACTTTTGTTGATAATGGAAGTGCATTTTCAAAAATAATTGGATGGGCATATGATGGAAATCCAATTTATGGATCATTTGGTTATAATGATCCAAATGATTCAAATCTCGGAATTAAAACATTAACAAGTGGATATTCCAAAGATCTATCTAATATTTTTGATAGGCCATCTGGATTTGATTTGGGATTTTTTGTTGATGATTATCGTTATGATGCATCAGGAGATTTGGATATTAATAATGGAAGATTTGCAAAAACTCCTGAATTTCCAGAAGGAATATATGCATATCATGCTACCATAAATCCTGATACTCTACTTCCAGAGTTTCCATATTTTATTGGAAATTCTTTCAGATCTAAATTAATTCAGGAAAATGAAATTTTAAATCAAAGTTTTGATTTTAACAATTCCTCTCTAATAAGAAACACTTATCCACATAATATCTCAGAAACTTTTGCAGACAATAATTTTATAGTTGAATCTGATGAAATTATTAGACAAAAAACTGTAGTCGAATCTATTTCTAAAGGATCAGTATCCGGATTTGATATTATCAATCCTGGAGATGATTATAAAGTAGGAGATGAACTTATATTTGACAACGAAAATACTGGTGGTGGGCAAATTAAGGCACAAATATCAGCAATTCAGGGCAAATCTTTAAATCAAATAGACACTTCTATAGAAACATTTTCAAATACTATTTTTATTTGGAATGAATCCAAAGTAAAAGGTTATGTTTTACCATATCATAATTTGCAAAACTTAGATTACATCACTGTAAGTGGTTTTGGTACGTCCAAAACATCAAAATTAAATGATTATCATCAAATAACAATCAATCCAAATCCAATTATTGGACTTACAACAGAAATTGTTGGATCTGGATCGACTAGCACTGAAATATATGTTACTAGTATTCCATCAAATGTATCTTCTGGAAATAGTATTGGAATTGGAACAGAAATTTTAGAAGTTTTAAATGTATATCCAAATAAAAACATTCTTAGAGTCAAGAGAGGTTTAGTTGGAACTTCACATACTGTTGGAGAATCTGTAGTCATAAAAAATAATTCTTTTACTATTGATTTGGAATTAGATTATTTTGAATCCAATCTGAACGAAAAAATATATTTTAATCCTAGAGAGTCTGTTGGTTTAGGAACGACTGCGGGTGTTGGATATTCAACTTCATTTACTTTTGGAAATGAATCCATAAACAGAGATATCCCAACCCAAAGGTTGTATATTGAGAATCATCCATTCAGAACAAATCAGAAAGTTACTTTTAATTCTAATGGACATGCTTCTTTATCGATCGGAAATTCTCCGACAGATTCTTTCCCAATTGACTCAACTCTTTATATTGTCAATAAATCACCAAACACCATAGGAGTTAAAACTGGAATCACTTCAGAATTTGGTGAAGTTTACTTTAGAAGTAATGGGGAAAATTTTGATGACTATTATTTTGAAACTACTTATGAACAAGAACTTGGAGATATTGAAAAAGTAACCTCTGTAGTATCTGTATCAACTTCACATGGACTTTCGGATGGAGATAAAATATCTCTCACTGTAAAACCAAATCTTTCTGTTGGGATTGGAACTTCAACAGCTGTTCGTGTCCTTTATAAGGAGATAATTGAAAACATTGTCATAAACCCAATTGGATTTAATTCGACTGGGGTTAGCACAGCTACAAATGAAATCATAATCACCGATCATGAGTTAGTAACTGGTGATAAGGTTTTCTATGAAGATAATATTTTAGGAACAGGAGAAGAATATTTCATTTATAAAGTTGATGAAAATACTATAAAATTCTGCGATACTTTCAAGAACGCAAATTCAAATCCACCTATAGTGGTAAGTTTTGCTTCTACAGGAAGTTCTTCGCAAACTATTTCATTAATTAATCCACAAATTCAAACGGTCAAAAATAATAATCTTGTATTTGATCTTTCAGATTCTTCACTCAGTGGATACGAATTTAAAATTTACTATGATCAAGAATTTAATAATGAGTTTGTTTCTACTGGATCAACCTCATCGTTTAATATTTCTGGTGTTGGAACAGTTGGAATAGCATCAACTGCATCTCTAACAATCAATTATTCATCTAATTTTCCACAAAATTTATATTATAGTCTGGAAAAATCTGGATACATAAGCACTTCTGATAAAGATGTTTTAAATCATTCTGAAATTTCTTATATTGATAGTAATTATAATGGAGAATATAAAGTTTCTGACGTTGGAATAACGACATTCAAGATTTCATTAGAGAATAAACCAGAAAAATCATCATATGTAAAGTCTGATTGTGATATTTTTGAATATTTTACAACTTCAACCTCTGCTTCTGGACCGGCAGAAAAAATAAAATTAATCTCTGGTGGTAGTGGATATATTTCTCTTCCGGTACTGGATAGAATAGAATCTGATAATGGAGAAAATCTTGCAGTAAATATAAAATCAAATAATATTGGAAATATAGAATCGGTTAGAGTTATTAACCAAGGATTTGAATATTCTTCGGATAGAACTTTAGAACCACAAACCTTTATCTCACCAAAACTTTCATTAGAGTCATCAAATAAAATTGCCAATGTTAATGTAGTTGATGGTGGAAAGGGTTTTGTAGTTGCTCCAGACATTGTTGCAGTGAATTCAGATACTAGAGAAGCAGTTAGAAATGGATTATTAGTTCCAGATATTGTTGCAACTTCAATATCTACTGTTGACATTGAAGTTGCAACTAAAGGAATTTCTGATGCAGGTGTGGAATTATTCACAGTTAATAATTCGAATGGAATTAGTATTAAGGAAGTTACATCAACCCCTACTGGAATATTTACATGTTCTATAACAACTCCATTATCAGGATTCTCAGAGAATCCATTTAAAGCGGGTGATCAAGTATTCATTGAAGGAATACAAAAATTTAGTTCAGATGGTGACGGATTTAATTCTAGTGATTATGGATATAAATTTTTAAATGTAAAATCTTATGATACTTCATTTGCAGATCATCAAGTTACTATTGATGTTTCCAATTTAACAACAAATACTGGAATAGCAAAAACAATTCAAGATTCTTTTGGAGTAGTTATTAATAAAAATGACTATCCAGTTTTTGAAACCACTATAGAGCCATCATTCTTTACTATTGGGGAAACTTTAATATCAAATGGTATAGAAAGAGACTTATCAGTTGTTAATCATGATATTAATACTCCACTTAAACTTGCTGGTAGTTATGATTTGTCTGTAAATGAAAAGATTAGTGGTAAACTATCTGGAAACAGTGCGATAATAAAATCAATAATCAACTATTCTGGAAATTTTGATATTGATTATTCTTCTAAGAAGAATCAAGGATGGACTGATGAAATTGGTAAATTGAATGAAGATCATCAGGTATTGTCAGACAATGACTATTATCAGAATTTGTCATACTCTGTGAAGAGCAGTCAACAATGGAAAGACATTAGAACTCCTGTTAATAGTTTAGTTCATATATCAGGATTGAAAAACTTCTCCGATACCGAAATACTCACAGTAGCAGATAAAATCGGTTTGGGGGGAACAGATCAAACCACAGTCATTAAAGATTATTTCTCCGAGAATAGAGTAGATACAATTAATATTTTTGATTTTGTAAAAGATATTGATACATTTAGTGAAAAATCCAAATTCATTAAACTTCTGAATAAAAAATTAACAAACTTCACTGAGATTGGATCAAATATAGTATTGAGAATTGATGATATTAGTAGTCAGTTTTCAAACTTTGACTCAGAACCAAATCCATATGTAGATTTTGTTGAATTAGACAATACAGATTCCTATCTAAACTATTTGATAAAAGTTTCAGATCTTAGTGGAAATGAAATTCAATTAACAAATGTCATCATTGTAAATGACAATATAAAAAATAATTCTTTCATTCTTGAAAAACAATCTTTAACAAATCTAACATCTAATACCCAATATGGAGATTTCTCAATTGAGTCTAATTCATTTGGTGAGAGATATTTAAGGTTTACTCCAGAGGATCCTTTTAATACAGAATATGATATTAAGTATATTGAAAAGAGATTTATTTCTGGAACAGGAATAGGAACAACCTCGGTTGGATTTGTTGACTTGACTTCAAATAGAAGTGAGGTATCTTCAGGAACAACTTCTACGGTACTGGAATTCTCTGCTAGTGATATTTCGTCGTTCTTTGTAAGTGCAAATATAATTCAAAGTGTGACAAATGAAATTAATTTTGTTGAATTGTATGTCACACATGATGGAACTAATACAAATATATCAGAGTACTATATTGCAAATGATTTGGTTTCAGGAGCATCTTTTGATCAGATTGGAGTTGGATTTACTGCAAATATTTCTTCTGGAACATTATCATTAGATTACTACAATGATTCTTCTTTAGATATTACAATTGACTCTAGATCTATTGGATTTAGCACACCTCCAGGAGTCGGTATAGGGAGCACATATAGATTTTTAGCAGATGCTCAACCAGAAGGGTCGGAAAGGTCTGCAATTTATGAATCTATAAAGTATAGCACCAGTTCTGGATTATCAACAACTGTAGTTTCTTTAGATAAAAATTTATTTGATGCTGTAAATTCTATAGTTGAAATTACTACTGGATCAACCAAGTCTACTCATCAAGTATTTTTGGTTCAAGATGGAACTGACATATACACTCAACAGTATTCCATCATTTCAATTGGTAGTACAATTGGCATAGGAACATTTGGTGGTGAATATGTAGGAACTGATAATTTTGAATTAAAATTCTATCCAGATTCAAACTTTACTGGAAATATAGACTTATTATCACTCAATGAGTGTTTATATAAAACTGTAGATTTTAGTAATCAATATTTGGATTTGAATTTTGGATTCTCAAATGAATCTGTAAAATCAACTGCATATTTCGCAATTAATGGAGATAGAACGAATAGAGTCAATTTTAAACTCAACAATAACAATACACCAATTTTTGCAAAAACATTTAATCCATCAAAATCGAATGTATTAAATGCCTCAACTGGAACATTTACAATAGAGAATAACTTCTTTAGTAATGGAGAAGAATTGGTTTATACTCCAGGATCCACATTTGTTGGTGTAGGATCTACTTCAATGCTCTTCGATAATGGATCATTTGTTGCCGAACTTCCTTCTCAAGTTTTCGCAGTTGTTGGATCCGGAAATACTAATAATTTCCAAATATCCACCACAAGATCTGGATCTCCGGTAACCTTCGCTTCTGTAGGAGAGGGAAATGCTCATAAATTTGCAATGGCAAAGAGAAATGAGAAATCGATTATTACAATTGATAACATTGTTCAATATCCAATTGCATTTACTAAAATAAGTCAAAATCTTACAAAGAATATTTCCGAAACAGATACATTTTTTACATTGAGTGGAATAAGCACCATCAATCCTTTAGATATTCTTAGAATTGATGATGAATATATGAATATTGTAAATGTTGGTTTAGGGACAGTTGATGTTGGACCTATCACTAACACCGGATCGGAATTATTAGTTGAAGTTGAGAGAGGTTTTGTTGGATCATCTGCATCATCTCATACTAATACAACTCCTACTAGAATATACAAAGGTTCTTATGATATTGTTGGTGATGAAATATATTTCACAAAACCACCTAGAGGAAATCCAACAATAGTAAGAGATGGTAACAATTTAGTACAAGAAACTTCAGATTTTACTGGTAGAGTATTCTTGAGAAGTAATTATGATACTAGCCAGGTTTACGATGATATTTCTGATGAATTTACCGGAATTGGAAGAACCTTTACATTGACTGTTGGTGGAGCAAATACAACTGGAATTGGATCAACTGGTGGAAACGGTATAGTTTTCCTAAATGGAATCTTCCAAACACCAACAACTTCAAATAATCCAGAAAATAATTTCCAAATAATTGATAATTCCGTAATTGGTATTTCTTCTATAGTATTCAGTGGCATCAGAACAGATATCGATGATCCTAATAGTAATTTAATTATAGAGAGTGATGTAAATCAAAACCAATTACCTAGAGGTGGAATAATTGTTTCTTTAGGATCTAGTGGTGGACTTGGATATGCACCTCTGGCAGGTGCTGCAGTTACTGCAGTAATTAGTGGTGGAGTAATACAGAATAGTATTGGTATTGGAACAACAGACATTAGTGGATCTGGATACAATAATGTAATATCAATTGGTGTTACTGCCTTTGACCCAACTGGTGCTGGTAGTGGAGCACTAATAAGTGCATCTGTAGGAGCTGGTGGAACATTATCATTTAATGTAACGAATGGTGGAGGAGGATACTCTGATGAAACTAGGATTTATGTCTCAGAACCTTCATATGAAAATCTTGAGATAACTGGAATTTCTAGACTTGGTGTTGGATCAACTACAGAGTCTGGAATAGGATTACTTCTGGATGTTGAGGTTGGAGCAAGTTCTACCACAGGAATTGGATCAACTTATTTTGAGGTTACAAATTTCTCAATTAAGAGAAATGGATACTCCTTTAGAAGGGGAGATATATTCACTCCTGTTGGATTGGTAACTGATGGTAGATTGTCTTCACCATTATCACAATTCCAACTAACCGTTTTAGACACATTTAGTGATAATTTTGGAGCATGGCAATTTGGTGAATTGGACTTCATAGATTCTTTGAAGAATTATCAAGATGGAGTTAGAGTTACTTTCCCATTGTTCTATAATTCATCTTTATTGAGTTTTGAATTATCTGAAGATAATACTTCTATCGAATTAGCAAATTCTCTCATCATTTTCATCAATGGAGTATTGCAAGATCCAGGAGTTTCATATACCTTTGAAGGTGGAACATCATTTACTTTCTCGACAGCTCCCAAACCAGAAGATAATATTGCAGTATTTTTCTATAGAGGAACTAGAGGTTTAGATGATCTTTTGGTTACAAATGTATTGCCAACTCTAGAAAAAGGAGATTTTGTTAGAGTATATAAAAATAATAATATTAATGGAACTGAGACTCAGAATCAGAGAACTGTTTTCGATCTCTCTTTCTCTGATAAATTTGAGACAAATCCGTATACCTCCCAGGGAATCGACATATCAAATCCAAAACCAATGTCTTGGACGAAACAAAAAAGTGACAGAATTATAAATGGAGAATTTGTTTATAAAACAAGACAATCAATTATATCTCAAATTTATCCAACTGCAAAAGTAATTGATAGTTTCTCAACATCAGATACAGAACTATTTGTTGATGATGCAGACTTATTTGATTATGATAGTCCAGATCCATTTAGTGCAATTCTTGTTGATAACAAAGAAACTTCCAAGGGAGAAGTAACTGCAACTATTTCTGGTGGAAAGGTTAATGGATTGTCTATCACAAATTCTGGATCTGGATATGAACCTGGTGCAACAATTAATATTGGATTTGCCGCACCATTAACAATAGGTGTTGGTGTTGGTACAACTGCTACAGCAACCATCACTGTTAATAGTTCTGGATCACTTACATCCCCCACAATAACAAATCCAGGATTGGGATATACAACTGAACCTTTAACTATAGTTCCAGCACCAGAGTCAAATATAGAAAGTATTTCTGCTATTAATAGTGTTAAGGGATTCTCCGGAATCATAACAGGAATAGAAGCAACTACAAATGGTGGACAATCAGCACTCAAATTCAATCTTAAAACTTCTGGAGTATTCAACAATGGTACTAATACTTTATCAGTTGGATATCCAATTTTAGTTAAAAATACTAATGTTGGATCTGGTGCAGTTTCTGTTGACTCTACAGATTCTGATGTTGTTGCAATAGGAACTGCTTTCTTTGATAATATTTACTATGTACACCAAATAAGTGATGATGGGGGATTAAATGGTATTGCAACATGCAATATATCTTCTTCTACAGACACTTCAAGTTTACCTGTAAGTGGAGACATTGTTGGAGAATTTTCTTGGGGTCGTCTTAACATCACTCAAAGATCATCTGGACCAATTTCAATTGCAGTCACCGGAAAAACTGTAGATGTTGGATTATCAACTTTCCCAACAATTCAAAGAAGAAGTCAGGGACTGAGACAAACTGGATCAATTATTGAGAGATTAGATTAAATTTTTTTAATACTTATAAATATCTAAAAACTGTGTAATATGTCCGCAATCGTAACTGATCAATTTAGAATTGCCAACGCTAGCACTTTTATAGATTCTGTATTGGATTCTAATAATTCTTATTATGTTTTTTTAGGACTTTCAAATCCTGGACTCATACCAGGATCTATAGGATTTGGAAGGTCCGACACTTGGACTAGTTCTCCAGCAAATCCACCAAGTCCGGTTGATAATCAACAATATTTAAGTCATTACAGAAATACTTCACTGTTTGGCAAAAAAATTACTAGTGCAAATATTAGAAGAGTAGTAAAAAAGGTAAATTGGAATTCTGGAACTAGATATGATATGTATAGGCATGATTATAGTGAATATAATCTGTCTCCCAATTTTCAATCTGCAAGACTTTATGATACTCAATATTTCGTAGTTAATAGTGAGTTTAAAGTTTATATCTGCTTATATAATGGATCATCAGGTGATGTATTGAAGGGAGAAACATCTCAAAATGAACCAACCTTTACAGATTTAGAACCGTCGTCGGCGGGACCTGACGATCCATATATTTGGAAATACTTATTTACTATTTCTCCTAGTGATATTATAAAATTTGATTCTACAGAGTATATTGTTCTCCCTAATGATTGGGAAACCTCTACAGATCCTCAGATTCAAAATGTTAGAGAATCTGGAGATTCTACTGTAAATAACAATCAAATAAAGGTAGTTTATATTGCCGATAGTGGATCTGGATATACTCCAGGACAAACCAAAACATATAATATTAGAGGAGATGGATCTGGAGGACAGGTTTCAGTAACTACAGATCTGGATGGAAAGATAATTAAAACGGAGGTTGTTTCTGGTGGATCTGGATATACTTTTGGAATTGTTGATCTGGAATCCACAGGCAATTTACCAAGTCCAGCAAAATTAATTCCCATTATACCTCCATCAAAAGGTCATGGATATGATATTTACAAAGAACTTGGATCTGATAAAGTTTTAGTATATGCAAGATTTGATGATTCGACAAGAGACTTTCCTGTGGATACTCAGTTTGCTCAAGTTGGAATTATAAAAAATCCACAACAATCATCTTCAAATCAAATTATTACTTCAAATGAATATTCATCTCTAAATGCAATAAAACTTCAATCTGTAGATTCAACTCCTACTGTTGGTATGGGAATTACTCAAAGTGTAAGTGGAGGAACTGCAAGAGGATATGTTGCTTCTTATGATCAAGAAACAGGAGTTTTAAAATATTATCAAGATAGATCTTTGTATTTTGCAAAATTTGGTTTAGATCAAACTGATAGTAATGAAGTTTCGGAAAAATCGAAAGTTTTAAATTTTGAACCGACTGCCGAACCAATTATTCCCTTTAACGGATCTATTCAATTAGGATTTTCCGGAGTAACGACAACTGTTAATTCGAAAACGATCAATTTGGGTGTTAATTTCAGTTCGGGCATTTCTACATCAGAGATAAATAAAAACACAGGAGATATTATCTACATTGATAACAGATCTTTAGTTTTAAGAGACTCTAGACAAAAAGAAGACGTTAAAATCATTCTGGAATTCTAAGAAAAAATGGCACAAAAAACAAATTTAAATATCAATCCATATTACGATGATTTTGATAGTGATAATAACTTTTATAAGGTTCTTTTTAAACCAGGATTTCCTGTACAGTCTAGAGAATTAACAACTTTACAATCAATACTTCAAAATCAAGTAGAAGATTTTGGTAGTCATATTTTTAAAGAGGGATCCATGGTGGTTCCTGGAAATATATCTTACGATGGACAATTTTATGCAGTAAAAGTAAATCCTACACAATTCGGTATTGATTTATCAGTCTACATTGAAAATTTTGTAGGAAAAACTATAACAGGACAAACATCAGGAACTACAGCAAAAATTCAAAAAGTTGTTCTTCCTTCGGAAAGTGATAACATAGATTATATTACTTTATATGTAAAATATCTAGAATCTGATGATAATTTTGAATTTAATCAATTCTTAGATGATGAATCCTTTTTTGCAAATGAAAATGTTACTTATGGCAATACAGTAATCAATGCTGGAGTAATTTTTGCAACTTCTATTTCAACTAATGCAACTTCGATAGGATCTGCTGTAGCAATAGGGGATGGGATTTATTTTATTCGTGGATATTTTGTAAATGTAAATTCTCAAGATATTATTTTAGATTACTATAGTAATACACCTTCGTATAGAGTTGGACTTGAAGTAAGTGAATTAATTATAAGTGCTAAGGACGACAATTCTTTATATGACAACGCTAAAGGATTTTCAAACTTTGCTTCACCTGGAGCAGATAGATTAAAAATCAATCTTACTTTAACAAAAAGGGAATTAGATGATAAAGACGATACTAATTTCGTCGAACTTTTAAGATTAAGAGAGGGGAAGGTACAAAAAGTAACAACAAAAACTGAGTATAATAAAATTCGTGACTATTTGGCAGAAAGAACGTTTGATGAATCTGGAAATTATATTGTAAATCCGTTTGAAATTAAATTAGTAAATTCTCTCAATAATAGATTGGGAAATGATGGAGTATTCTTTAGCAATGAACTGACTGAAGAAGGAAATTCACCATCTGATAATTTAGCATGTTTAAAAATATCTCCAGGAAAGGCATATGTTGCTGGATATGATATTGAGAAAGTTGGAACTGAAATTATTGATATAGAAAAACCAAGAGATGTTGAAACAACTCCAAATTTAAATGTTCCCTTTGAAATGGGAAATATTTTAAATGTCAATAATGTTACGGGACTGGCAAGAGTTAAGAGAACCATAGAGTTATATTCTCAATTTGGAACAAGTGGGACTCAAATTGGAGAAGCTAGAGTATATTCTTTTAATTTATCAAATGCACCATATTCTGACGATGGTACTACATGGGATTTGAGGTTATATGATATTCAGACTTATACTAGATTGACATTAAATCAATCAGTTACTACTTCAGAAATTGAAGAGTCTTTTTACATAAAAGGAAAGAGTTCTGGTGCTAGTGGATTTGCCACTGCAGATGGAAGTTCTAATGTAATATTCTTGAGACAAACCTCCGGATCTTTTGTAAAAGGAGATCAACTTATTGTAAATGGTGTTGATATATCAAGATCAGTAAAAGATATAAAAGTATACAATACCCAAAATATAAAATCAGTAAAACAATCTGATCCATTTGGATATGGGACAGATTTTTCTGCAGATTCTTTTCTTGATAGATTTGACTTTCCCAATGGAATATCTCAAATCTCAATTAGTGCTGAAGCTGGAGGAATTTCAACAGTAACTTCTACAGGAAGAGCATTTGTTGGATTAAATACGGACACGATAATTAGATATCAAAGATCTGGATTATCGACTGAAACTTATAATAGAATTTCTAGTGTTTCTTCAGATTTGCTTTCATTTGAAGTTAATGCAGTAACTGGAGTAAGTGGTGTATTTGATGGAGATCTTCCAAGTTCCAATATTCAAGTTAATGGATTCCTTGGTGCACCAATAGTATTAGGTTCTGGAACTTTATACGCACCATTGTCAGAGCAAAATGCGTCTTCGATTGATCTCTCAGATTCTCAACTTTTTATATCTGAACAATTAGATGGAAAAAGTATTACTGGAACTGCACTGACTTTAACAACAAGTACGGATTTGTCTAGTATATCAGATACAACATGGGCAACTTTCGATCAAGAAAGATATAATATTGGATATAGTAATGGAACAATTGGATCTATTACAAATGATTCTTTTGATCTTGACGGAAATACAGTATCTTTCAGAGGACTTGCCAATGGATCAAACATTGTTGTAAATACAACTGCGGTAAAACAAAAAGTACAGAGTAAAATAAAAACGTACACTAGAAGTTCTATATTAAATATTTCCGGTTCTAAATTAAAAGAATCTGGTTCAACCGAGTCAACTTCCAAAAATGATGGATTGGTCTATAATAAATTCTATGGATTGAGAGTTCAGGATGAGGAAATTTCTCTAAATTATCCAGATGTAGTGAAGGTATTGGCAATTTATGAATCTTTGAATACTAGTGCCCCATCTTTAACTCAAGTTCAATTTACGTCAACTGCAAATGTAGGACAAAATGCAGTTACTGGTGAGAATATTGTTGGTTCTCAGAGTGGATCAGTAGCAAGAGTCGTTACAAAACCAGGATCAAATACTTTAGGAATTGTATATTTAAATGATCAGGAATTTTTTGTAGGTGAAGTAATTGAATTTGAAGAATCTGCAATAAATACAACAGTTGAGGGAATTGTTGAAGGATCGTATAAAGATATTACAACTTCATTTAAGTTAAACAGAGGGCAAAAAGATGAATATTATGATTATTCGAGATTAGTTAGAAATAAGGAAACTCAAGAACCATCGAGAAAATTATTAGTAATCTTTGATCATTATACGGTTCCTACAAATGATCAGGGAGACGTATTTACAGTTAATAGTTATGATGAAGAAAGATTTACTACAGATATTCCATTCATTAATGGAACAGTTAGAGCATCTGATACTTTAGACTTTAGACCTAGAGTTGCATTTTTTGACCCAACAGTAACTACTGACAGATCTCCTTTTGATTTTAGTGCAAGAACTAGTGAATTTAATAATTTACCATCAAGAATTTTAGCACCTGGAGAAGGATCTATAATTTCTCACAGTTATTATCTCCCAAGAATTGATAAAATTTATCTTGATATTTCTGGAAAATTTGTTATTGAAAAAGGGGTTTCTGCTAAATTGCCCAAACCACCTGTAAAAAATGCAGAACTTTTGGAACTTGGCACTCTAACTTTACCACCATATCTTTATAGTCCATTAGATGCACAGTTAGTGTTGACTGAAAATAGAAGATATACTATGAGAGACATTGGTGATATTGCCGATAGAGTTGAAAATTTGGAAGAAATGACAAGTCTTTCTCTCTTAGAATTAAACACACAAACCTTACAAATTAGAGACTCTGAAGGTAGAGACAGATTTAAAAGTGGATTTTTTGTTGATGATTTTGTAGATTTTGGTAGATTTAATAGATTTTTATCCTCTACTGTTGTTGATACTGTTGCAAGAAATTTAGTTTCCGATGTTGCAAGAAATTCTTTAGAGTCATTAATTGCAACTGAAGAAAATCTTTCATCAGAAAATATTGATCTGGATACTGATATGATTTTATTGGATCCAGCAATTCAAAAAACTGGAGATGCCCTAACTCTTGCATACAATGAAATTGATTGGTTGGAACAACCATTTGCAACAAAAGTTGAAAATGTCAATCCATTTAATGTTGTTGTATATTCCGGAACAGTACAACTAAATCCAAGTTCTGATAATTGGACTAGAACTATTCAGTTACAAGATAGACAAGTTTCTGGTGGAACAAGAGAACAGAGTGTAAATCTCGTTAATAATTTAAGGCATAATATTAGACATGATCTAACAAATAATCTTCAACAAAATATAAGATTAAATTTAACAGACACAACCACAGTAAGAATAAGGAGGGGAAGAGGTATCCCAGCAGGTCTGCTTAGAGGAATAGGTAGATTTGGAGCCAGTGGTAGTTCAACTTCTTTCAGTACTAACACTAGTAGATCTACTGTCAGATCCACATCCACTAGCACTGCATCAGATTCTTTTGATACGGTAGATACTACTATCAGAAATGAGGTTGTCGGACTTCGGGATGAAATCTTCATGAGATCCAGAAACACCGAATTTAGAGTATCTAATCTAAAATCAAATACTAGATTTTATCAATTCTTAGATGGAAATAGTCAAGTAGATGTTGTACCAAAATTAATTGAGATTGCAAATAGTCCAACATTGACAACTAGTGGTGCTTCAGCATCTTATAGTATTGGTGAAACTGTAATTGGATATGTTAGAGGTCAAGAAAGAATAAGATTTAGAGTAGCTACTCCAAATCACAAAGAAGGTAATTTCAGAAATCCATCTTCAACATATAATCAAAATCCATATATTAAACAAGAATCTATAGGATCTTCTTATAGTTCAACTTCAAAAGTCTTGAATGTAGATACTTCTTCATTATCAAGAGTAGCTCAAGGAGAGTATTTTGGATACTTGCTAAGAGGAATGCAGCTAGTTGGGCAAACTAGTGGTGCAATTTCTTATGTTAAAGATATAAGACTTATATCTGATAACTATGGAGATTTGATTGGAACATTCTTCTTAAGAGATCCCAATCAGACTCCAACACCAACTACTAGAATTGAAACAGGAACAAAGACTTATAAAATAACCTCAAGTAAAACAAATAGTTCTGGAGATCCTGGAAGTAATTCTATTTCTTTTGCAGAAACAAATTATACTGCTAATGCAACACTGATTCAATTCCAAGCAACAGAAACCGCAACGACAACAAGAACAACTATTAATAACACGATCAATAGTACTGTTAACAGTACTGTTAATAGTACTGTTAATTTAAGAACTAACGCAACTGCTTCAATAAGAAGACGTTTAAATGTACGGTATGCTGATCCCTTAGCCCAAACATTTACAGTTGGTGGAAATATCCAGGTAAAATCTGATATAGACACTGATGCAGATGTAAATGGAGCATTCTTAACATCTGTTGATTTGTATTTTGCTTCGATTGATAGTGGAAATGCTGAGGTTACTGTTGAAATTAGAACAACTCAATTAGGAACACCTACATTAGAAGTTATCGGGAAACCAGTAATTATCAGACCGAGAGAAACTGATCAAAATGGAAATGAAGTTGTTAATATTCAAACATCATCTGATGGATCAATAGCAACAAATGTTAAATTCAAAGAACCAATATTCTTGGCTCCAGGAAGAGAATATGCAGTTGTTATAATTTCAGATAAGAGTGATGAATATGAATTATGGACAGCAGTCATGGGAGAAAAAACAATAAGTACAAAATCACTTCCAGACGTTGATACTGTAAGATATACCAAACAGTTTGCTTTGGGCACTTTATTCAAGTCTCAAAATGGTTCTGTTTGGACAACTAATCAATATCAAGACTTGAAATTCAAACTCTATAAGGCAGAATTTACAAAGAATACTGGAACTGCTTATTTCTATAATCCCAATTTGAATGAGAGTAACGGGTATGTACCAACACTTATTCAAAATCCACTTTTGGTCCTGCCAAAAACTGGAAGAATTGGAATCGATACAGTAACAGATAGTGGAATAATAGGAATTTTAACAACAGGAAGAAAACTTGCTGGTAGCAATAATCATGGAGGATCTGCAATTATCGTTGGTCAAGGAAGTTCTGTTAGTGATGCTTCTACAGTAACCAATGGAGGTGCTAATTATCCAGCAAGTGTCACAGAAACTGTTGATACATTCAACATTATAGGCAATGGTTCTGATTTAAAAATCAATATAACAACAAATGCCAATGGTGCTATTACTGGTGTATCACACTCACCTACTAACAATGGTAATGGATATCAAGTTGGAGATGTTGTTGGAGTTGTAACTTCGTCAACTTCATCAAAAACTGGTAGAAATGCAGAAATTACTATTTCTGAAATATCTGGATTGGACACTTTATATCTTAGCAATGTTCAGGGTGAATTTGGAATACTTGGTAGTGGTAAAGACTTTGCGGTTGGTGCAGCAGTAAGTTTCTTTGATGGATCAAATATTGTCTCCATGGCAGGAACAACCATATATTCCTCAATTTCTGATGGTGGAATAAATTCTGGAGATTATATTAGAGTAGATCATTTTAATCACGGAATGTATTCTACGACAAACAAAGTTAAATTGGATAGAATTCAATCTAATGTTCCAACAACTTCATTAACAGAATCTTTAAATGCAACAAATGAAACGACGATTAGTATAGGGGACACATCAAACTTTGTAACTTTTGAAGGACAAAATGTTAGTGGTTCTTATCCAGGATATGTGAAAATTGGACCAGAAATTATTTCTTATGATGAAGTAGGTAACGGATCGCTTACAATTTCTTCTAGAGGAATTGACGGGACAATATCAATTCCTCACAGTTTGGGAGATTCTGTAGAGAAATATGAATTAAATGGTGTATCTTTAAGAAGAATAAATGGAATAACAACTTCTATACAAGAACCAATTGATCTTGACAGTTATTATGTCAAAGTTGATAGAGGATCAACAAAAGGACAGAACAGATCTGCAGATTCTGGACTTATTCCTCAACTTTCATTCAATGACATTGGAGTTTTGGGTGGAAATAATGTAACTGCAACACAGAACATAATCTATGGTTCTATAGTACCCACCTATGATATTGTTACTCCAGGTTCAAATACAGCAGTAAATGCATCGATTAGAACAGTATCTGGAACTAGTGTTGATGGGACGGAACCATCGTTTAATGATAAGGGATATGAACCAGTTCAATTGAACACTTTAAATTCTTTCAATGATGTTAGAATTGTATGTTCAAAAATAAATGAAGAAGAATACTTATCCAGTTTACCTAGAAATAAATCCGTCACTACAGCAATCACATTTAGTTCATCTGATCCAAATAATGCACTTTCACCAATTTTAGATCTTAATACGGCATTTACTGAATTCTATATCAATAGATTAAATAATCCAGTTTCAAATTATTCTACTGATGGAACAGTAAATTCTGTTCTAGATGATTCTCATGCATCGGTATATTATTCCAATGTAATAGATCTTCAAAACCCAGCATCATCTTTGAAAGTTATTCTAACTGCCGATAGACCAGAATCTACAGATTTCAGAGTTCTTTATAGTCTTATAAGAAAAGATTCTAGTGAAATAAATCAATCTTTTGAACTATTCCCTGGATATCAAAACTTGGATCAAACTAGTGAAGGATTTGTCGTTGTTGATGCATCTAAAAATAATGGATTGCCTGATGTAAAAGTTCCAGCAAGTTTGGATGGTGAATTTTTGGAATATGAATTTAGTGCCGAAAATTTGGATCTATTCGTTGGATTTGCAATTAAAATTGTAATGTCAGGAACAGATCAGTCGAAGGCACCTAGATTTGGTAATATTAGAGTAATTGCAATCAGATGATAAAAGTAGAAGGACATTCAAATTTATATCGTGATGAAGAAACTGGTGCCATCATCAATTGTGATGGCACTGCATATAATCAATATGTAAATTCTTTGACTCAAAGAGAACTGAAAAGAAAGGAGTTGGATGATATGAAAAAAGATATTGATGAGATTAAATGTTTACTTAGAGAGATAATAAATAGGGGTTAATTTATCGGGGAGTTTTCTCCATATAAATATCTAGAGGAATACTTTTTGGTTAATAATGGCAGTTTATGTATCCAATATTGTAATTGAACAAGGATACGATTTTGAAACGTCGTTTCAATTAGAAGATACAAGGACGAATTCACCTTTGAATTTATCCGGAACAACTAGTGATGGCCAATTAAGAAAGCATCATGGTGCTTCCACTGCAGTATCTTTTGCATCCTCTGTAACAAACCCAACTAGTGGAACTATAACTATTTCTCTCACCAATGCACAAACAGTTAATTTAAAACCGGGAAGATATGTTTACGATGTAAAAATATTATCTGCTGGAAAAGAGTATAAAGCTGTAGAGGGAGCAGCACTAGTAAGAGCAGGGGTAACAAGGTAATGCCTAGTATAAACGATAGAATTGGTTCTCAAAATGTAATTCGTGTATTATCTAATGCTTCTTCGCCACCAACGAAGTTAATCAATCTAAGTGACGTTGATTCTACTTTATCAGTAAGAGATGGAATGATCCTTGTATGGGATCTTGACAGTGAAACTTTTGTAATGACGGATACGATAGATTCGTCAACTTTAATTGCAACTGGTATTGTAACTTTTTCCAATACCACACAATCAAATTCAATTACAACAGGTGCACTAGTTGTTGACGGTGGACTTGGAATTGGAAAAAATCTCAATGTTGGTGGAAACTTTAAAGTTACTGGATTATCTACATTTATATCTGATGTTGATATTGATGCAAATGTAGATATTTTATATTCTTTAACTGTAAACTCTACCTTCAAAACTGTAGGAGTTACAACTTTAGCTTCATCAGGAGGAATTACAACAACTGGTGGAGATTTTTATGCTGGTGGTGCCGCATTTATTAATACAAATCTAAGAGTTGGTGGAACTTCCGAATTTATTGGAAATGCCACTTTTAGAGGTGGAACAATTGGAATTGGTGATTCCATAAGTGATGATATTAATGTTGGTGGTGAGTTTGTATCTAATTTGGTTCCAAATGACGATGCAACGTATGATCTTGGTATTACAACACAGAGATGGAGAAATGGACAATTCTCTGGATTATTAACAAGTTCAACTTTACATGTTTCTGATACAGTAACTCTTGATGGTCAAGTCAATCTAACTTCAAATTTAGAAGTAACTGGAGTAACGACATTTAACAATAATGTAGATGTTGTTGGTTTTGTTTCGGTAACTGAAGGATTATATTATGATGCAGACGATTATGATGGTCCTAATGGAATTGCATACTTTGATAATACCGGAAAACTCATAGGAGCTGCAAGTACAGAAAATGCTCTTACTGAAAGTTTCTTTGTACTAACAACAAATGCAGTTGGGATTCCAACTTGGACATCAGTAATTGATGGAGGATTATTCTAGTGGCAAAACCAACTACAAGACAAGAACTAATTGATTATTGTCTCAGACAATTAGGTGCACCAGTATTAGAAATAAATGTTGCAGACGATCAAATTGATGATTTGGTTGATGATGCTCTGCAATATTTTAATGAAAGGCATTATGATGGTGTCGAAAGAATGTATCTCAAATATAAAATTACTGATGATGATATTAACAGAGGTAGAGCAAAAGAAACTGATGGAGTTGGTATTGTAACCACTACTGGTTCATCGAATATTGTTGGATTTGGAACAACTACATTTAATTACTACGAAACTTCAAATTATATTCAAGTACCAGATTCTGTTATAGGAGTAGAAAAAATATTTAAGTTTGATACTAGTGCCATTTCGGGAGGAATGTTTAGTATTAAATATCAGTTATTCTTAAATGACTTATATTATTTCAATTCTGTAGAATTGCTACAGTATTCCATGGTCAAATCATATCTGGAAGATATTGATTTTTTACTTTCTACAGATAAACAAGTTAGGTTTAATAAAAGACAAAATAGACTTTATCTGGATATTGATTGGACTGCAAAATCAAAAGATACTTTTTTAATTATTGATTGTTACAGGGCATTAGATCCTTCAGATTTTTCAAAAGTATATAATGATAGTTTTGTTAAAAAATATTTAACTGCATTGATAAAAAGACAGTGGGGACAAAATTTAATCAAGTTCCAAGGAGTAAGACTTCCTGGGGGAATAGAACTAAATGGAAGATCAATATTTGAAGATGGTCAAAGAGAATTGGAAGATATTAGACAGAGAATGACAATGGAATATGAATTACCACCTCTGGACTTTATTGGTTAATTATCATGGCTCTCAATCCATTTTTTCTACAAGGTTCTCAGAGTGAGCAATTTCTTGTCCAAGATCTAATAAATGAACAATTGAGGATTTATGGAGTAGAAGTTTATTATCTACCTAGAAAGGCATTTAGAACTGATGATATTATTAGAGAAGTTCAATCTTCCAAATTTGACGATTCCTTTTTAATAGAAGCATATATTAATAACTATGATGGATATGCTCCTGATAGTGATATCATGAGCAAATTTGGATTGAGATTAAAAAATGAAATTTCATTAACACTTTCTAGAGAAAGATTTGAAGAATTTATTTCACCATTTTTGGAAGGTATTGCTGCCGGACTTAGAGAAGGAAAAACTGGAGAAGAATATGATTTGAATACAATTACAAGACCACTTGAAGGGGATTTGATTTATTTTCCATTGGGAGAAAGACTCTTTGAAGTTAAAAGAGTAGAGTTTGAAAAACCATTTTATCAATTGGGAAAAAATTACATTTATGAATTGAATTGTGAATTGTATGAATATGAAAATGAGGAAATTAATACTAGTGTGGAAGAAGTTGATAATACTGTAGAAGATGAAGGATATATCACAACTGTCAAACTTGCAGGATATGCTTTAGATGCGACTGCAAATGCAGTTCTATCAATAGGTGCAGTCAATGAGATATTTTTAAATAATGATGGCAGTGGATATATAACGACTCCGACCATAGAATTTTCAGATCCTCCAAATGTTTCTGCAGGAAATCAAAGAGCTACGGCAGTAGCAATTACAACTAGTGTAGCAAATGTTCAATCAATAGATAGAATTGAAATAACAAATGCAGGTAGTGGATACCTCGAACCACCAACAATAACAATCTCTGGTGGTGGAGGAATTGGTGCTGCTGCAACATGTTCAATTGGGTCTACTCAAGCATCTGTTCAAGCAATTAATATTATTGTTGGTGGATCTGGATATGCAGCACCTCCAGAAGTTACAATGAGTTCACCTTCTGTTGGAACTACAGCAACTGGAGTAGCAATATTGAGAGACGGTTCTGTCGAATCTATTAGATTAACTAATGCAGGATTAGGATATACAGAAGCACCCACGGTCAGTATTGCTGGTGTTTCTACTGTTGGTGTAGGAACATTTGTATATAATGAATTAATCACTGGACAAACTTCTGGTGTTACTGCAAAGGTACGTGATTTTAGAGCAATTTATAATTCATTAGATCAAGCGATAGATGTTGATTTAAAAGTATATCTAAATACTGGTAAATTCTATCAAAACGAAATTATTGTTGGATCTATATCATCTGCAAGATATTTGGTACAATCTCATGATTTAGATAGTTTTGAAGATGAATATGACAGTAATGAAGAATTTGAAACTGAAGCAGATAACATATTAGATTTTACTGAAAGCAATCCCTTTGGAGAATATTGATGTTAGGAACTTACTTTTATCACGAGATCATACGTAAAACTATTATCGGTTTTGGAACTCTTTTCAACGATATTAGTATAAGACATCTTGATAGTAGTAATAATATTATCGATGAAACTAAAGTTGGATTGTCTTATGGACCAATGCAAAAGTTTCTTGCAAAAATTCAAGAACAGGCAGAGTTAAGTAAATCTGTAGCATTGAATCTTCCGAGAATGTCATTTGAAATGACTGGAATACAATATGATTCTGCAAGAAAAACTGGAGTAACTCAAACATTTAAAGCATGTGACGATGAGGGTGGCATAAAAAAGGTTTTCATGCCTGTTCCATATAACATTACATTTGAATTGAACATTTTCTGTAAATTAAATGATGACGCCCTTCAAATCGTTGAGCAAATACTTCCCTTTTTTCAACCATCATTTAATTTGACTGTAGATTTAGCAGAATCTATTGGAGAAAAAAAAGATATTCCAATTATTTTGGATAGTATAGATTTTCAGGATGATTATGAGGGATCTTTCCAAACAAGAAGAGCACTCATTTATACTTTAAGATTTACTGCAAAAACATATGTCTTCGGACCAATATCTGATAGTACAGATGGACTTATTAAGAAAGTTCAAGTTGATACATATACTAGTACAAATACAAAATCTGCAAAACGTGAAATGAGATATACTGTTGTTCCAGATCCAATAGACGCTGGACCGGAAGATGACTTTGGATTTACTGAGAATTGGGAACTTTTGGGAGACTCTAAAGATTTTAGTCCAACAAGAAAAACTGATATCTGATTACTATGAAAAATAATTATGAATCAATCGATGATGCACTCAACACAACGAGTGATATTGTTGAATCAAAACCAACACCTAAACCAGAGGTTGTTAAGTCTAAAGAAGTAGACATTGAAAAAGACTATGAATATAGTCGTGCTAACCTCTACTCCCTCATAGAGAAGGGTCAGGAGGCAATCAATGGCATTATGGAGGTTGCAGGTGAAGGTGGCAGTCCAAGGGCATATGAGGTCGCAGGACAGTTGATTAAGAGTGTTGCAGACACCACTGATAAGTTGATTGATCTTCAGAAGAAACTCAAAGACGTTGAGGATGATTCTAAGAAGACTACAAACAATGTTACTAATAATGCAGTTTTTGTGGGTTCTACTTCAGAACTTCAAAAAATGCTGAAGCAAGGTTTTCTAAATAATAAAGAGTAACTTACTTTTTTATTAATGAAAAAGTGTAAGCAGGGATACTATTATTGTTACACCGAAAAGAAGTGTAAGAAGATACCTATGGGATATCATCTAGGTGCTCGTGGTTATCTTGCAAAAGATAACGATAATGACAATGAGGGTGAAGATACCACTAAAAATGGTAACGGCGATGGCAATGGTAGTAACGGCAATGGTGGTGGAACCGTAAGTGAAGAGGGACTCCGTGATTGGTTCGGAAAGTCTAAATCAAAAGATGGTAAAAGGGGTTGGGTCAACGTTGTAACGGGTGGAACCTGTGCAAGTGATGAACCTGGTGAAGGAACTCCAAAATGCGTCTCTTCTGCCAAGAGAGCATCAATGACTAAAGCAGAAAGACTCTCCGCTCAGAGAAGAAAAAAGAAGGCAGATCCAGGACAACAGCAAAAATCTGGTGCTGCAAAACCAACATATGTTTCAACAGACTCTAAGAAGAAAATGAAAAAAGAGGAAGTAGAAGTAACTGAAGCAAAAGATAAAAAAGGTAAGGGTAGTGGATCTAAAGATGCTTGTTACCATAAGGTCAAGTCTCGTTATTCTGTATGGCCTTCTGCATATGCCTCAGGTGCTCTGGTTAAGTGCCGTAAGGTTGGTGCTGCCAACTGGGGAAATAAATCAGAATCTGTAGAATTTTCTAATTGGAGAGATGATTTTAAGGCAACTGAATATGAGTTCACTGATATTATCAAACCAGAACCAATTAAGGGTGGAGTAATTGAAGAAGGTTCTTTCAGCATTGATCCCAAAGCACATAGACAAGCGCAAAGAGAAAAGAAAATTAGAGATAGAACTAAAACAGGAGATGAAGGATCTTCAATAGCAAAGACAAAAACAAAAGGTCCTGACCTGATGGGTGAGGAGCAGATTGAAGAAGGTCAGAAGTGTTGGAAGGGATATGAAAAGAAAGGCACTAAAAAGATGTTTGGTAAGACCTATAACAACTGTGTCAAGAAAGAAGATGCAGACCTAGAGCAGATGCAGAAAGATGCTGCTGCTAATCGTGATAGAGCAGCAAAGGCAAAGAAGAATACTGTAACCAAAGGTTCTGCTGCTTTTGCCGCTGCTAAGGTTGCAGATGATGTAAAGAAGGCAGCAAGAACTGGTCCCCAACAACATAAAGGACCCAGAACTGGTGTGAAAAGAATTCAAAAAGAGGGTTATGGAGTTGGTCAAGTTGACCAGAAAGTTGGTGCTGTCACTGCTATTCCTAAGAAAGAGCAGGATGCTGCAAAAGCAAGATTACTTGCAAAAGCAAAAGCAAAACGTGAGAAAATGAAAGAAGAAAATGAAATCGATGAGGCAAAGCACACACCAACAAAATCAGATTTAGAATCAAAAATCGGTGGAGGCAACCTCAAGAAACTTTCAAAAAAAGCATCAACAAGAATTGATTATGATGTTGACGGTGATGTAGATCCACAAGATAAAGTTGAGAAGTCAAAAGGTGATTATGGTGAGGAACTTCCAACTCCATTTGGTAAGTTTAGAACTGGAGATTCTAAGAAGGTAAAAGTTAAAAAAGAAAGTCTTGCAAATTGGAGAAACGAAATTGAAGAAGGAGCAGCATGGACAAAAAAGTCCGGTAAGTCCGAATCAGGCGGACTTAATGAGAAGGGCAGGAAGTCCTATGAGAGAGAAAATCCAGGAAGCGACCTTAAGGCACCTTCAAAGAAAGTTGGGAACCCTCGTAGAAAGAGTTTTTGTGCGAGAATGAAAGGTATGAAGAAGAAACTAACTAGTAGTAAGACTGCTAATGATCCTGATAGCAGAATCAATAAGTCCCTTAGAGCTTGGAACTGCTGATATGAAAAACTTTAAACAATTTCTTTCAGAAAGCATCACTATTAATGGTGATTTTAACGGAACACTAACTTACGGAGGTGCACCTGCCCAAGAACAGACACAAGAGTCATTCTATGCTGATGTTGTCTGGGAAGGTAAAATCTACCGTCTAGAAGTAGAAGGTAGCATGATGAATAAAAATGAACTTGCAGAACATATTCAGGGTGAGTATCCTGGAGCAATTGTTCACCAGATTTATCCTCGTGTAGAATCTAATAGAATTAAAAGTTCTTCAAGGTATCAACCAGAAAAATTAACTTGGAGTGACTGATGGCACAGTGGAATAAGGATACACAAGCATATCTAAATCAAACAAAGACAAACTTTGAAGTTTATATGTGTGCCGATAAGTATGGCAACATTGGTGCTTGTGGTGGGGATACACAATTTGATCTAAATGTTGCTGCTGGTATTACAACCCAGATTGCAAACGTTCATAAGTTTGGTGCAGTTCTTACTAGTTCAGCAGATTATGATACTGTTTGGACTGAAGGAGGAGCATATACATTCCCATCCACGGCAGGAATTGTTACAGTAACTTCCAGTTCTTCTCAAGATGATAGTGGAGGAACGGGAGCACTTACAGTCAGACTTCAAGGTCTTGATGCAAACTACAATGAAGTAGAAGAAGATTTTACTCTTAATGGAACTGTCGGTGTTGCTGGAACGGTAGAATTTTTAAGAACTCATAGAGCATTTATTCTTACTGGTAACAATGACAATAATAACGTAGGTACTATTAACTTCACTCATAGTGTTGGAGTTACTTGTCAGATTGCAGCGGGAATGGGTCAATCTCAAGTTACTTTCTATACTGTTCCCGCAGGTAAGAGTGGTTATCTTAGAGCATTTGCTGCAACGATGAATAAAAACCAAGAAAACACTGTTAGATTATTTCAGAAACAGGTTGGTGGGGTATTCAGGGTTGCTAGTGAATTGAATCTATATAATAGTAACATGCATACTACTTTTAGTATTCCACTTTACTTCACCGAAAAAACAGATCTTGAAGTAAGGACATATACGGGTAGTAATGCAACTGTCTCATCAATGTTTGACTTACTAGTTGTAGATAATTAA